AACAGAGTGGTTATAGCTATTATGTCGGAATGGTGGAAACAGTTGCAAGGCGCATCAACAAGTTACCTAAATTTGGTCTTACTATAATTGATGAGTGCCACATCGGTAATTTCAAGAAAATGCCATTCTTTCAAGACCAAGAATGCAAAGTGCTTGGAGTAACTGCAACACCGATTAACGAATACCCATTAGCCGATTATTATGCTGAACTTATTCAACCAGTATCAATTAGCAATCTTATAGCAGATGGTCACTTGGTTAATTGTGATGCATTTGGTTTTGCATCTGATTTGGTAGGGGCGCAAAAGTTCAAAATTAAAGGTGGTGAATTTGATGAGAAACAAATGGAGGAATTTTATTCCAGCGAAAAAATGGTTCACAATGTGATTGAAAGCTACTGGAAACTATCAGCAGGCAAAAAAACAATGGTTTTTAACGTAAACTTAAACCATAATGCAGCAGTTTATAATGCGTTTAAAAATGAAGGCTTAAATGTGTATAGCATTACTGGTGATACTGAAAAAAAAGAACGTGCTGAAATATTGCAAAAGTTTAAGCAACAAAACGATGCTATAATTTGTAATGTTGGTGTGTTGACTGCTGGATTTGATGAGCCAACCATTGAAACTATAATTTTGAATAGGGCAACAAAATCGTTAAGTTTATATCTGCAAATGATAGGTAGGGGGAGCAGACCCAGCGAAAATAAGAGCAAATTTACTGTTATTGATTTGGGCAAAAACACAGTAAGGCACGGATATTATGATGACTATTTTGATTGGGAAACTTATTTCAGAAATGGCACTAAAAAAGAAAAGACAAGTGTTGGAATGTCACCAGTTAAGGAGTGTCCAAGTTGTAACCATCTTCAGCATACAAGAAAAGTAGTGTGCGAAAATTGTGGTCACGATTTTGAAGAGGAGAGAGCAAACCAAGTAGCACAAGAAAAAGTGAAAGAATTGGTAAAGTTAACCAAAGAAAGACCTATCAACATTCCGACACAAAGATTGTTTGATTTGGCAGATGAGAGGCAATGGAAGCCTTATGCAGTTTTGCACAAAATAGCTGAACACATCATTGCGTACGAGCAAAAGTATAGCAACATAGTAACACCAGAATATTCTCTTCAATTGGCAGGGACAGAATTAAATAAATGGTGTACTAAATTTAAAGTAAATAATAATAAATGGCATCAAGAACTAATAACAAAATTACTAAATGATAAAAGAGTCGGAGGATAAAATACAAAGTGATTGTTACGTTTGGTTTCACAACACCTACCCACAACATCGTGGGCTATTGTGCTATAACTTAAACAATTCAAAAAATCGAATTGATGGTGCAAGAAACAAAGCTAAAGGTCTAATAGCTGGCAGAAGTGATATGGTGCTTTACTATGATGCTAAAGCGTTTATGATTGAATTTAAGACATCTGATGGTGTGCAATCAGCAGGGCAAAAAGATTGGCAATGGTTGATTACAAGCAATGGTTTTCAATATCACATCATTCGTTCACTACCAGAGTTTCAAAGCCTTATTCTTATGTTATTAAAATAATACTTATCTTTGTGCTATGAAAGTTTTATGGCATAGTGCGTTAAATTGCGATAAATATGGCAATAGGTAAAAAATCGGGTGGCGGTAGTCGAAAGGGCAGCCCCAACAAACTGACTAAATCGGTTAAAGAAGCGTTTGAAATTGCGTTCAATGAATTGCAAGGAGATTCAGAAGCTAATTTAACTAATTGGGCAAAAGACAATACAACCGAGTTTTACAAGTTGGCTGCTAAACTTATTCCAACATCTGTTAACGCTGATTTGACAAGCAAAGGTGAAGCGGTTAAATTGTGGCAGGTAGAATATGTTGATAAAGACAAATAAAGTATATAAGAGCGCGTTTGAAAGCAAACATCGCTATTTAGTGCTTAAAGGCGGCGCAGGATCGGGCAAATCAATCGCGGCAGTTCAAAAGATTATTCTGCGAATCACAACCGAGCAAGGCCATCGCATACTTTGCATTAGAAAAGTAGCAACAACGATTCGTAACAGTGTTTATCAATTGTTTGTCGATAAGCTATTAGAATACGATATATTTAGCGAATTTACTATAAACAAAAGTGAGATGCGATTTACTCACAATCCAACAGGCAACGAAATACTTTGTGCTGGTATGGATGACCCCGAAAAAATTAAATCAATTGCCGGTATCACATCAGTATGGTGTGAGGAAGCAACCGAGTTGGATGAATTAGACTTTAATCAGTTAGAGTTAAGGGTGCGAGGCGAAACGAATAACTACAAACAGTTTATTATCACATTTAACCCGATTTCAGAGCAGCACTGGATAAAGCGTAGATTCTTTGATGAACCCGATGCTGAAACCATGTTGATGAATACAACGTATAAAGACAATTCATTTTTAGATGCCGATTACATCCACCATTTAACCGAACGTGTTAAAGCTAACCCAAACCTGCACAAAGTTTATGTTTTAGGCGAATGGGGTAAAGTTGATTTCGGTGGCGAATTTCTTAAAAGTTGGTCAACAATTAAACACACTGGCATTGTAACCTATGACCCATCATTAGCAGTTTGGCTTTCGTTTGATGAAAACGTAAACCCATATTTTCCTTGCGGCATCTTTCAAATTAGTGATGAAAACGAAATCAGATTGATTGATTGCATAGCGCTAAAGAACCCAGATAACACAACCAAAGCAATGGGCAGGGCAATAATGCAACGGTTAAGACATTGGAAGCATAACGGCCATGTTTATGTGTGTGGGGATAGCACATCGCAAAAGGATGACGTTAAACAAGAAAAGGGATTCGACTTGTTTCGCTTACTAATTAACGAATTAGATGAAGTTAAACCGATTAGGCGCGTGGCTAAATCAAATCCAAATGTGCGACCAAGTGCTGACTTCTTTAATGCTATTTTAGGATACAATGAGCAAGGCATTTCATTCATAGCTGATGAAAGTTGCCGCGTGGCAATATTAGATTTTGAGAATACAAAGGAAGACAAGAACGGCAAGGTAGATAAGCGCACAGTAAACGATCCTGTGACCAAAGTAAGTTACCAGCCATTTGGTCACATTGTTGACTTAACACGTTACTTAATTACATCGGTATTCGCCTCACAATACGCAAGGTTTCAAACAGGAATTATTAAACCGCTTGTTGTTGTTGGTCGTGATGCTGAATATAAATCAGCGAGTAGATTTTAGTTACATTTTAAGCATTTATCAAATTTTTTATTATTATTTTGCACTATGGCACGATTCTTAAAAACCTCCGACTATCTTTCAATAATTCAAACGGTTGACCTCAATCAGATAACCGAGAACACCCCGCAAAACTTGTACGATAGCGAGGTTAAGGCCATAAGTAGAATGAGGACAAAATTAGTCCAAAGATACATGGTTGACATTGAATTAGGCACAATGGATGCCTATTCAGCATCAACACATTACAGAACACGCGACAGAGTTATATTAGGCGAAGTAATCACACACGTTAATGACTTTAGCAGATGGGATAACAAAACTGAATACATTATAGGCAACATTGTAACCGATGACAATGGCTATGTTTACACAGCTATTGCAGCAAGCACAAACCAACCTTTGACATTAACTGCATACTGGTCAAAAATGATTAACATTGCAACAAGCAACGCAACTTATTGGACTGTTGGTGATAATAGATACCCAATGTTTGTCGAGCTTGCAATGGATATGACATTGTATAATTTACACGCAAGGATTAACCCAAGAAACATCCCCGATTTGAGAATAGAACGCAATCGCGAAGCATTAGACCAGTTAGACAGATGGGCAAGCGGCACAGATACGGCAGAGGTGTTAAACATCAATTCAACCGATAGCACTGGTTATTCGATTAGATATGGTAATAGTTTAGATAAACAAGATAATTTCTTTAAATAATGGCTTGGTATAACGATATATTTAACTTTAACAAACCACAACCGCAGAAAGCCAATATACGTAAAACTATTGACTTTGAGCAACAGTTGCAACGTGTTAGACAGGATGCGACAAAGTTTAACATTGCGTTGCAAGCGGCTGAATCACCGATGTACCCAAACCGCTTTTTATTGATGCAAACCTATCAGCAGATTGTGTTAGATGGGCAGGTGCAATCTGCTATGTTGCAACGTAAATCAAAGATATTGAGCAAGAAGTTTATGGTTTATGGCCCAGATGGCGAATGTGATGAAGCTAAAACTGCATTGTTTAATCAAAAGTGGTTTTATGACTTTCAAAGTTTATCTTTAGATTCAATCTTTTGGGGATTTAGTTGCATTCAATTTGGTGCAATAATAAACGATAAGTATTCAAGTGTTGAATTGATTCCGCGTATTTATGTAGTGCCTGAATTTAGTTTAGTTCGCACCAACACTGCAACCGTAACAGAGGGCAAACATTTCGATGTGTCACCATATAACAACTGGTGTATAGGTGTTGGCGAAAAGAAAGATTTAGGATTAATGATGTACCTTGCGCCATACGTTATTTGGAAGAAAAACGCAATGGCAGCATGGGCGGAATTTGCTGAAGTGTTTGGCAGTCCAATTAGAGTTGGCAAAACAGATGTGCGCGATGAATTGACACGTAAAAACATGGAGAATATGCTGCGCAATATGGGTGTAGCTTCGTGGGCGGTGTTGGATTTAAACGACAACATTGAGTTAATGCAAGCAAGCAGAACGGATGCCTATGCAGTATTTGATAAAATGGTGGAGCGTTGCAATAGCGAAATAAGTAAGATTATTTTAGGGCAAACAGGCACAACTGATGAAAAGTCTTATTCAGGTAGTGCTAATGTTCACGAGGGGGTTGCTGCTATGATTGCAAAGCAAGACACGTTAAAAATGCAGTTTATCATTGAGGACCAGTTAGTGCCGATGATGATTAGAAATGGTTTTGATTTAACAGGATGCACATTTAAGTATGATGACAGTGAGAATTTACCATTGATGGAGCAAGCAAAGATAGATGCTTCATTTATGCCTTATGTAAAGTTTGAACACGAATATTTAGAGCATAAATATGGCATTGAGTTAATGGATGAAGAAGAAGAACCAACCGAGAATGAAGAAGAATTAACCAACATTGCAAAACGATTAAGAAACATTTATAGTTAGATGTGCGGCTACTGCGACATATTGAATATTGATAAGGAGGTTGACCCACCAACACCGTTTGATGAAAACGATTTTAATCGTATGTCAAACGATGTGTGGATAGGTGCTATTAATAACCAAGTGTTGCCAGAGGGAATTTATTTAAAGACTGCGAAATATTTAAAAGATGGAATTGATTTGGCGCCAGTGGTTGATGAAATATTAACTGCTGATTTAACGAATAACATCTACATATTTTCGGGTGCTAAAACATACCAATCAACACGCACAATGACTGCGATGTTGGCAGACCCCGAATTGCAAAGTAACTTCTATAAGTTTAAAGAGGCAGTGCGACCTTACTATGATATAATGTATCAAGATTACTTACAGGCGGAATATCAAACTGCGAAAGCTTCAGCACGTATGGCATCAGATTGGAAGCGCATAGAAGCCGATGCCGATGTGTTGCCATTGTTGCAATATCAAACCGTTGGTGATGGCAGAGTAAGACCAACACACGCGGCATTAGATAATATTATTCGCCCAATCAGCGACCCGTTCTGGAAACAATACTACCCCCCGAATGGGTGGCGTTGTCGTTGTACCGTAATACAACTATCAGAGGGGGAAGAAACTGATTTGAGCAAATTTACACCGCCTAATGATGTGCCGCCATTGTTTAGGATGAACGCGGGTATTGATGGCTATGTGTTTAAGGAAAAGGGCAAAGACAAGCACCCTTACTTTGACATTGCAAAAGGTGACAAAGAAGCGGCTAAAAAGAATTGGAATTTACCTATCCCAACATAATGGCAAAGAGCAATAAATTCGATTTAAAACAGGCAGAAAAGAAAGCGCGTAAAGCGATGGAAGCGGCTATTGTAGATGTTGGTAACACTGCTAAAGTGTTTTTTGTTGACTCGTTTAGGAAACAAGGTTGGGATGACAAGAATGTGCAAAAATGGAAACCAAGAAAGCGCACAACGTATAAAACTAAAAGCGGAAAAAAAGTTGATGACACAACACGCGCAATATTGGTTAAGACTGGAGATTTAAGGCGGTCAATCATACGTAACCCTGCAAACAGAGCAGCGTTAACTATTAAGATTAGCACTGATTTGGTTTATGCTGCGCGACATAACAATGGTTTAAAAAAAATGCCCAAGCGACAATTTATGGGCGATTCTTACAACCTTAACGAGAAAGTAAAAGCAGTTATTGTTAAACGATTAGATAACATATTTAAGTAATGCAGTTAGCAATATATAATCAATTAAAGGCACGTATCAGCACACTTCAATCATTGAAGTATGTTGCACTATGGAACAACCAATTTGAGCGCGAGGATATTAATATTCCATTTAATTATCCTTGTTGCTTTATTGAGTTTCCATCTGCCGACTACATTGAAAACTTGCAAGGGCAACAACAAGGCACAATGTCAATAGCTTTGCATTTAGGATTCGAAAGCTACAAGACTGAAGACACCGATATATTGCAACTAAAGCAAGACTTAAATGCTTTGATACATGGTTGGTCAACACCTTATAACAGTAGATTTTTGCGCAGAAGTGAGATTCAATCGGCAGACCATACGAATATACAGGAATTTATTATTACCTACACAATGCAGGGTTTCGATTATTCTGCAATGTACGCGCCAACAATAGAAGCAAATATTACAACATTGATTACCAACAACAGCCCACAAATGGAAGACGATGTTATTCGCAGCGGTGACATACCTGAAACCGTAGCGTTGGCAAGTGAATTAGGTTACGAATTATTAACAGAAAGCGGTTATAAACTAATAATACAACAATAAAATGGCAGAGCAAAAAATTTCCGAGTTACCAATAGCAACGGCACTAACAGGCGCAGAGAAAGTAATAGTAAACCAAAACGCACAGACATCGTTAACTGATGTTAATGCCGTTGCGGCCTATACAATTGCAGGTGGTTTGCCTACAAAATTCGCAAAGGTAACTATCACATCTGCGCAATTGTTGCAGTCATTCACTACACCTATTACATTAGTTGCTGCGCAAGGTGCAGGCAAAGTAATAATACCATTTACTGTATTATTGCGTTATCGTTTTGGCACTATTGAATATGCAACAAACTTAAATATCACACTATCGCCAAATAGTTCACTATACCAAGTAAACTACAATAGTGCAATATCTGGAAACCAAGACAAGTATAGCAGCCGAAGCATAACCCCAACAGTATCGTTGGCAGGATCGGTTGTTGACAATTTACCTTTGACAATTGGTGCGCAAATCGGCAACCCTACTGCTGGCGATGGGCAATTAGATGTGTATGTTTCTTACTACGTTTTAACACTATAATAATGGCCCGCACAGTAGCACAAATAAAACAAAGTATGTTGGATGCAAAAAATGCAGACACAACATTATCGGCATTGACATCAACAAGTCAAACTGCCAAATGGAATCTATATTATTTTATTGTAGCTTCTTGCATAGCTATTTTTGAGCAGTTGCAAGACCTATTTAAAACAGATTTAGAAGCCATAGCAAGCACAGCAGCACCAAGCACACCGCAATGGACACGCAACAAAGTTTTAAAGTTTCAAAATGGCGATATTGCTGAATTAAACACAACAACATTCACTGTTGAATACCCAACCATTAACACTGCTAATCAAATATTGACAAGGTGTGCAGTAATTACCGCGCCAAACAGAACGGTGTTAATTAAGGTTGCTAAATCGAATCCTCCAGCGCCATTGTCACTGATAGAAAAAGCATCGTTGCAAAGATATATTGAAACCTTTAATCCTGCGGGCATTGCGTTTACGATTATTAATGAGAATAGCGATAAAATGGAAGTGGCAGCAACTATCTACTATAACGGTCAATATTCAGCAGTAATAAGCACAAACGTAGTAGCAGCATTAAACAATTACATGGCTAACTTACCATTTAACGGTGTTATAAGCACACAGGCAGTTGTTGATGCGATGCAAGCGGCAGAGGGTGTTATTTCGGTATCATTAGCACGTATATTAGTAAGAAAAGATACGGTTGCCTATGGTGCAGGTGTAACATTGTACAACTTGTCAACTGGTGTTGATAGTGTGCAGTATCAAACTATTGCGGGCTATGTAGTACAAGAAACAACTGCAACACATACCTTTGCAGACACATTATCTTATATTGTACAATAATGAGTAGCATCATAAACACAGATACATTTGCAGTCAACTTCTTGCCACCAAAGAAGCGGCTGCCGATTTACAAAGCTTGGACTAAAACACTTGTAAAACCATTGCAAGTGCTATACAATACAATGTTTGGCACGTTTAAAGATGGAAATGCAGCGGCATTGTATAGCGGTGCAACTGCCTATGCAGTAGGTAACCAAGTGAAATACACAGACAAAGCAGTGTATCAATGTTGGGTTGCAAGCACTGGTAATTTGCCAACAAACACAAACTTTTGGTTTAAGATTCAAGACAATTTTGTGGGCATTGAACCGCGTTGTAAATACAATGCACAACACATTTTATTTGAATGGGCATTAAATGAGTGGTTTGGAACTACTTTTGTAAATGTGCCGGGTAGTAGTGATATATGGATAGGCCCGGGCAGTCCAAGTGATGTTGTGCTTTACGTTGGATTTACAGAGGTAAATAGTTCGTTAATAGTTTACGGCAATGGCGAAGCACAAACATTCATACAAGCTATAAACATTGCAAACACAGGTGATGAATTTACTATTAATGTACCTATTGGTGTGGCAAACGCACTAACAATACCACCTGCAACAGATATTGCACCGAATATTAGTGCAAACAATGAAAATATTATTAGGCAAATTGCCGACCTGTATAATTATGCAGGCATAACTTATGATGTAATAACATATTAAAATGAAAAAAGTAAAATTTACAGACATTTCAAGTACAAGTGCAATGCCATTCAAAAGTGGCACATTAGCACATTTACAAGCGGCACATCAAGAAACAACACAATTAACATTAACAGCAATGCAGGCTGCAGTTCCAATAATTGGATTTGGTACTATTTTAGTTGGAGCAAATGTAGGATATAGCGGTTCAAATTGGACAGTTAGTGCTGGTGCAATTTATATTAATGGAGAAATATTTCTAACTGATGCTGCAAGTGGAATATTAACAGGCACAGATGTTATTGTTGGCACAATTACAACTACATACGTAACTGCTGCTAATTATGACCCATCATTGTTTTCAGATGGAACATCAAATAATGTTCACGAAGTTAGAAAAGTAGTTTGGTCAAGTGGTCCAAGTGGAAGCGGTTCTGTTACTTATAGTTTTATTGAAAATTTAAGACTTGGAAGAAAAGTTGCTTTTCCTTATAGTGCTAGTTATTTAACTGCTGCTGCTGGAACATTTACAATTGCAAGTAGTGCAGATTGGGATGTAAAATATACGGTGTTAATGGGCGCTATGATGATGATAAATTTCAATATTAAAAACGCTTCAAATTCAGCATCAACACCATATTTAGCAATACAAATGATAAACAAATCTTATGAAGATTATGATGGTGTTGGAACTTATACAACAACAGGAAGCACTGGAGCAATGCGAATTTTAATACAAGCAAACGATAACGTAATGTATTTGTACCCACAACCGTTAATAAATTGGCCTATAAATACAGGTGGAACATTAGCAGTAAGAGGTCAAGTAATGTTATCTGTTATAAGCGTAGTTTAAAACCTATTCTTGCCATAATGCTCGGATAATATTTCTTTGAGCAGATAAGATTCTTTGGTGCCAGTCCTTTCGACTTCATCAAAGAATTTCTTTTTTAATTCGCCTGTTAAGTGAGCAGTTACGCGAGCTTTCGCGGCTTGTTTCTTTTCTGCTATATCGTTTTTAGGATTCGCCATTTTTAAATATTAGTTACTAAACACCACAAAATTAGTAACTTATTTCGATTCAACTGCAAATATGTAACGATTTTTGTACAATGAAAATTACGAACATATCTAACGAGGTTGCCACAATGCTTATCTATAAGCATATTGGTAATATTGATGGTATGGATAATGGCATTAACGGTGCATTTATCGCGGAGGATATTCAATACATTAACGATAACTATTCAGACCAAGTTAAGTGCATCAACATACGTATTAATTCGATTGGTGGAAGTGTTGCTGATGGTCTTTCAATTGTTAGTGCAATACTTAACAGTGCTATACCTGTAAACACTTATATTGATGGCATGGCCTATTCAATGGCTGGTGTTATTGCTATTTGTGGCCAAAAGAAATACATGGCAGATTATGGCACATTTATGATGCACAACGCAAACGGTGGAAGTGATGAAGAAGTTTTGAATTTAATCACAAATAGTTTAGCAAAAATATTCGAACGCAATACAAATCTAACATTAGATAAGTGCAAAGATTTGATGGCTAAAGAAACGTGGATGACTGCCGTAGAATGTATGAGTTTAGGCATAGTTGATGAAATTATAGAAACAAAGAAAATGAAGCCTGCAATGAACGCAACTGTGCGCGAGTTACACGCTATCTACAATAAAGTAATAATTAAAACAGAAACCAAAATGAATAAATTAACTGATTTATTAAAGCTATCTAACGAGGCAAGTGAAGAAGCCATCGTTGAAGCGGTTAACGCTAAAGATGCAAAGATTGCTGAATTAGAAGCAAGCATCGAAGCACAAAGCAACGAATTACAAGCGTTGAAAGATGCTAACAACGAAGCGGTACAAGCAGCGAAAGTTGAACTTATTGAGAACGCAATAAAAGAGGGTAAAATTGCCGATGCAAGTAAAGAAATTTATTTAACATCTAACAAGTCTAACGATGAATTGAAAGATGTGTTTAGCAAGTTAACACCTGCATACACACCTATCTTTGAAAACAAAGCAAACACACCAGCAGCAGTTGCAGGTCGTGAGTCTTGGACTTTCAACGATTGGTCAAAGAATGACCCAAAAGGTTTAGCAGAAATGAGAGTTAACGATGCAGCATCATTTGAGGCATTAATTAACAACTTGCCTGCTAACTTGTCACCAAACTACAACCCTACAACAGATAAAAAATTCTAATTATGGAAGCAATTTGGAACGCAAACCCAACGGTTAATATGCTATATTGTTTTGAGGATGGCAACTGCTTCATCAAACATAGTGAGGCAGCAAGTTATGCGCAGTCAACCAATAATGCTTATGTAGTAAAAGTAAGAGAAACAGAAGAAGAAATCAAACCAATAAAAACAAATAAAAAATAATGGCAACAATCAACAACCCATTTGGCGCAGCAGGCACGTTAACGATTGCTGCCACAGGCACAACTGCCGCAACAATTAGCAACAACGAAACCGTTGTTACATCGTTAACTACCTTAACTGGTAACGCAACACTTGACTTAACGCTTTCAAGCGAATTAAAAGCGGGTGCAGCATTACATTTAAAAGTAAAAACAAACGGTTCAGAAACATTTACTTTCGGAACTGGTATCGATGCTCCAACAGTTACAGGAGCAGCAGGTAAAACATGGTGTCAATCATTTTTCTATGATGGAACTGTATTTTTACCATGTGGCGCAAAAATTCAAATAGATTAATTATTCACGTAAAAACACAAAAACAAAATGGCATTAATAAAAGAAATTTGGGTATCAGATGTACAAGAAGCATTAAACAGAAATGCTGACTTCTTACCATATTCAGTAGATCATTCAGCGTATATCGCATTTGGAACAGTACACGTTCCTCAATCAGGCTCAAACCCAACGGTGGTTAAGAATCCTGCAACTTTCCCTCTTTCAATTAACGAAAGAACAGATACTGATAGAACTTATTCATTAAATCAATTTGCTTTAGAGCCTGTATTGATTACTAACTTGGATGAATTGCAAATCAGTTATGACAAGCGTCAAAGCGTTTTAGGTCAACAAATCAGCACACTTACACAACGTATTGGTGATGAGGTTGCTATCTCTTGGTCTGCAACAGGTGCTTCTAACATCGTTAGCACAACAGGTTCAGCAGTTGCTACATCATTAGCACCGGGTGCAACAGGAACACGTAAGGCAGTTACACTTGCTGACATTGCTTCATTAGCAAACAAGTTAGATAAAGACAATGTGCCAAGACAAAACAGAAAGTTGTTAATGTCAACTGATATGTTTTGGGAGTTATTCCAAATCAGTGATGTAATTCGTGCATCTTACAATGGTTTTCAAAATCAACCAAACGTATTAGCAAATGGTATCGTTGCAATGCTTTACGGATTCGAAATCATGATGCGCCCAGTGGTATCAGTTTATGCAAATTCAACAACCGTTCCTAAAGCTTTCGGTGCTGCTACTGCAACAACTGACAACCTTGCTTGCATCGCATTCCATTCTACAACTGTTGCTCGTGCATTAGGTTCAATGACACCTTTGTATGATAGTGGTTCAAACGGTAACGGTAAGCCTGAATATTTAGGTTCAATCTTCAACATGGAAATTATGTTAGGTTCTGCGATTTTAAGAGCTGACATGAAAGGTGTTGCTGCTTTGGTTCAAACTTGGGTATCTTAATAAAAAATAAATTATAAACTAAAGAGGCCTACCCGCTATAATGTAGGTAGGCCTTTTTTAATACTAAAAAATAAATGGCATTACCAAATATAAACTTTGTCAAAAGTACAAGCGGTTTAGGTAGAGCATTGCCCGGAACAGATTACATTTCGGGTTATGCACATTACTATCCAAGTGGTGGCACATTACCAACTGGCTTTACTTCAAGCGACAGAATCAAAAAAATATTTTCAGTTGCGGATGCTGAAAATTTAGGAATTACTAATACACATTTAGGCGAAACGGCAGCGGTAGCAAAGGCGGTTATCGGTGGGACACCTGCCGCAGGTAATACCGTTGCAATTACTTACACTGGCATCTTAGGTGTTGAAACTGTATTAGCAACTTATACATTAACAAGTGCCGATGCTGTAAGTGCAACAACCGCAGCAACAGGATTAAGAGCAGCAATCAATGCAGGAACACAAACACATGGTTTTATTGCATCGGGTTCAACAACAGATTTATTAATCACAACCAAAGCAGGTGAGGGTATTTTCCCAAATAGTGGAACACCTTACGCATCAACAGTAACAGGTGGTGGTGTTACAACTGTATGGACACAACCAACAGGTAGCGGTTCAACAGTTTTAGGTGTTGCATCATGGATTGATACATTACATTACCACATTAGCGAGTATTTTAGAATACAAGCCAAAGGTGAATTGTATGTTGGTTTATACGAAGAAGAAGCAAGCACATACACATTTGCAGCGTTAACATTAATGCA